AAGATAAGATTCGAACCCTTGAAGCTATGATTGTTCCGCTTCTAAACAACCTTCTTAAGACAGCCGATCGTGACTATATCTATTGGCCAAAACGTACAGAGACGATTAAGAAGCAGTTACAGAAAGTTCTAGAGATAACGCGGGGATAATATGAATATCGATAAGATGCTTGCATTCACTACAGGTATATTAATCTCTATAATTTCTGCATGGTATTCAGTTGTAGGACTGACTGCTATATTTGCGGGCGCATTTTGGTCTATAATTATTATGGGAAGTGTGCTTGAGTTTTCTAAGATAATCACTGCGACGTATGTGTATCGCAACTGGAATATTACACAATATGTAATGAAGTTGTATCTTGTTGCCGCTGTAGTAGCTCTTATGGCAATTACTAGTATGGGCACATTCGGATATCTTAGTAAAGCTCATATTGAATATACGGCAGATACATTCGATGTGCAAGCTAAGATCGATCGTATTGATCAGAATATTCAAAGAGAGAGAACTAATATAACTCGCGCAGAGCAAGCACTTAACCAACTTGATGGCGCAATTAATGTAATGATTGCTGCCGATAGAGCAACTGTGGGTCTACAGACTAGAACATCACAAATATCTGAGCGTACTATTCTAAACAATACTATCGACCAATCGCAAGCTAATATAGATAAGTTATCAGATGAACGGTCTCCACTCAGTCAGCAAGTTCGCAACATTCAGCGCGAAGTTGGACCTATTCGATTTGTTGCTGAACTATTCTACGGAAAAAGCGATCAAGCAATAATTGAGAAGTCTGTTCGATATGTTATCATTATGTTAGTTCTTGTATTGGATCCTCTGGCAATTCTTCTTATTATGATAACAACTAGAAAAGACTTGACTCTTTCTACTATCAAAGGACAAGTACGTGGAATACGAGGCTCATATAAAAAGAGAAACGCAGTTTCTGTAGATGGAGATAAGTGGGAAAAAGACGTTGATGTATTTGTTCAACAAAGTAAAAGTGCCCTTCATCCAAATGATTTATTCGATTAATACTTGACAATATTATATGCGTGATTTATACTAACTATAATAGAAGTAGGAGATATATTATGAATACTAATTTCTTTCGCAATATTGTAAAGGAACTTGGTGATACCGATACTCACGTTGCAGAAGATGGTTTGGGGTCTTCTGAATTTAATGGCACTATCGATACTGGGTCTTATATTCTTAATGCTGCTATTTCCGGTAGCATATATGGTGGAGTTCCTAATAATAAAATTAGTGCTTTCGCTGGAGAGTCTGCTACTGGTAAAACTTTTTTTGTTCTGGGTCTTATGAGGCAGTTTCAGAAGGATAATCCTACTGGTGCTGTGTTCTATTATGATACCGAAGCTGCGGTCACTAAAACAATGATGACTGACCGTGGTATCGATGTAAGCCGCGTTATTATCTCAGAGCAATCAACTGTGCAGGGATTCCGCACTAATGTATTTAAGGTTCTAGATCATTATGTTGCAGCAGATAAGAAGACTCGGCCGCCAATGATGTTCGTTCTCGATTCTCTCGGTCAACTCTCTACTGAGAAGGAAGTCGTCGATATTAGCGATGGTAAAGATACGCGGGATATGACTCGTGCGCAACTTATTCGCGGCACGTTCCGGGCATTATCACTAAAACTTGCCAAGGCAGGTTGTGCATTGATTGTAACTAATCACGTAGGAGATAAGATCGGCGCATATGTACCAACTAAGGTTATGGGTGGCGGCGATGGTCTTCGTTATGCAGCATCTAGTATTATATTCCTATCTAAAAAGAAGGAGCGCGATGGTACAGATGTAATCGGTAATATTATTCATTGTAAGATGGATAAGAGCCGTCTTACTAAAGAGCATAAGATGGTAGATGTTCGGCTATCATATGATACTGGTTTAGACCGCTATTATGGTCTACTTGAACTTGCCGAAAAGTATGAACTTATCAAGAAAGTAAGCACACGATATGAGATGCCAGACGGTAGTAAAATGTTTGCTAAACAGATCCTGGAAAATGCAGAAAAGTATTTCACTAAGGATCTATTAGATAAGCTAGAAGACTGTGCATCTAAAGAATTTAAATATGGACGTGGAGAGGAAGATTATAATGTCGCAGCCAGCGAAGATGTTACCAGCGCCGCCCAAGTATAATCTATTTGACAATCCCAAGGTAAACAATCAATGCGTTGCAATTGATTCTGGTCCTTATAGTGGAGTAGTATATTACTATGATGTCGTAAGCATAGGTAAAGAAGATTTGACCGGCGATACTGTTCCTCTTTCGCTTACGTATCAAGTAGTAAGTGGAATCATTGTAGATAGTAAAGCATTTGAAGATCAAGTTACTGCAATTCTTTTTGATATAATCGAGAAGATTCCTATCGCAAGCGACCAATTATCAGTCAAGGATTAATATGACTATAACACTATTCTGGACTTTATTGTTCTCCAGTGGGCTAATAGGTTGTGGATTTTTTTTAGGTAAAACATATTGGATTGGGCATACTATTACAAATTTACATACTGGCGGATTTATTGAAATAACTCGTACACGATTTACATATAGTAAGAAATTTACAGAAGCAGCTTCGAATGCCACAGATGATTATGACTCTAATAACAAAAATGATCGAAAAGATTCCACTTGACAATCATAGAAGTTTATAATATAATAATAAAATATTAATTTTTGGTGATATAAATTACATCATGAGAATCGAACAGTCAATACTTCATCATGTGTCCCATGATGAAGTATATGCTCGTAAAGTGCTTCCGTTTGTTAAGTCGGAATATTTTCAGGAATCCTGTGAACGATTAATCTTCAATAAGATTTATTCGTTCATGCAAAAATACAACGCTCTGCCTTCTCCTGAAGCACTGAGCATCGAGCTTGAAAATGTGACGGGAATAAGTCAAGAAGAACACCGTCGTTCGCAGGAGCTTATTCAATCGATCCAAGCTAAACCTGAAAACACAACTATAGAGTTTCTTCTGGATAAAACAGAGAAATTCTGTCAGGATAGATCGATCTATAATGCTATCATGAATAGCATATCTATTCTCGATGGTAAAAGCCAACATACAAAGGATCAACTACCTGAGTTATTGAAGGAAGCACTTAGTGTATCCTTTGATTCTCATATCGGGCATGACTTCCTCGAAGACTTTCAGGAACGGTTTGACTTCTATCATCGTATCGAGGAACGCATTCCGTTTGATCTTGACTATATGAACAAGATTACTCGTGGTGGGCTGCCGCGCAAGACACTTAATATAGTAATGGCTGGGACTGGAGTCGGCAAAACCCTTGCTATGTGTCATTTTGCCGCAGCCAATCTAATGCTGGGTAAGAATGTACTTTACATTACTATGGAAATGGCAGAGCAAAAGATTGCCGAGCGCATAGATGCAAATCTCCTTGGTGTCATGCTAGATGAACTTGAAACTCTATCGAAGGATGTATATCAATCTAAGGTAGAGAGGGTAGCATCTAAAACTAAGGGTAAACTAATTATTAAGGAATATCCAACAGCAAGTGCGCATGCGGGGCATTTTAGGCATCTTATTAATGAACTAAATCTAAAGCGGGATTTCGTTCCAGATATCATCTATATCGATTACCTTAATATCTGCATGTCGTCCCGTGTGAAGCAAGGCACTAATATAAATAGTTACAGTTATATCAAATCTATTGCTGAGGAGTTACGGGGATTAGCAGTTGAAAAGAATGTACCGATTATGAGTGCTACCCAAACAACTCGTTCTGGTTATAGTAGTTCAGATCCTGGACTTGAAGATACATCGGAATCTTTTGGTCTACCTGCAACTGCAGACTTTATGATCGCGCTTATTTCAAGTGAAGAACTGCAGACATTAAATCAGATTATGGTAAAGCAATTAAAGAATCGGTATGCCGACTTAACAATAAGTAGGCGATTCGTAGTTGGTATCGATAGATCACGTATGCGACTATATGATACCGAACAGAGTTCGCAGGATGAATTACATGATATTCCTGTGATGGATAATAGTAAGTTTGGACAGAGATCGAAAGAAGAAGACCAAATGAAGTGGGCAACTAAGAAACTGGGAAAAAAGGACTTTAGTGCATTAAAACATGAGTAAAAGTTGGAATAAGAAGCCTGAGTGGCACGATGACGACGATTATGAACGTACAAGTAAGGGAAAATCATATCGCGATACTCACTCAAAGGCAAAGACTCGTCCGGATGAAATTAATCGTCGAAAAAGAACATTAGACGATATGTACGATATGTACGATATGTATGATAAGTATGATAAATAATGCGAGACCGCACGACAAAAATGGTAAAAATATCCGATCATGACATTAACACTGCAAGAATAGTCAGAAGCGTTAACTATTGCTAACTGAATGTGGCGGGTCAAGGCAAAATGACAAAAATATCCGTTCATGGCATTAAACATGCAAAAACCAGAAATCTGATTAAGCACCAAGCTAATTGGCTAATCAGAGAGCTTATTGGTGTGCGCATGCATCTGAAGATTGATATAATATTTTTAGATTCAGACGAATATTATGGCGTATGCGAAAGAAAATTTGAAGATGATTTTATTAGACCTAGATCCTTTACGATCTCGATTGCCAATAATTCCAATCTTCGTCGAATCTTGCGGACACTTGCACATGAGATTGTGCATGTTAAACAGTATGCGCGAAATGAACTATATGACTATCAGAAACACCTAACATTAAGTCGTTGGCATAATAGCATAGTAGATGTAGATAAGGTCATATATCGCAAACATCCATGGGAATTAGAAGCTTTTAGTATGGAAACTTCTTTAGTAAACAAGTACATTAAAGAACATGGTATTGATCTTAAGGAATACACACATGATACTTAATGAAGATGTACAATCATCGCTAACAATATTTGATATAGATGATACTTTATTTCATACTATTAGTCATGTGCATGTAATTCGTGGCGGTAAGCGAGTAGCTAGTCTCACTCCAGCCGAATTCAATGTATATACGTTGCGCACAGACGAACACTATGACTTTGCAGATTTTACATCAGCTAAACATTTTATGGACACAGCAAAACCAATAGATACTGTATTTCGTACTGCTAAACGTATGATGCAAAAGCTGAAATCACCAAATAAGCGATTCATCATCGTAACTGCAAGATCAGATATGGATGATAAGAATTTATTTATTAATACATTCCGTAAATATGGATTTGATATAGATCGTAGTCATATCTATCGGGCCGGTAATATAAATGCTCCTGCGCCAGAAGCTAAGAAGCAGATCATTCGTGCTGAAATGATTAAAAGTAAATATCAAGTAGTTCGTATGTTTGATGATGCTCAAAAGAATATAGATAGGTTTCTAGAGCTTAAATCAGAATTTCCAAATGCCAAGTTTGAAGCGTTCCTGATTAAAGAAAACGGCCGTATAGTTAGAATAACGTGAGGTGACGCCAGTTTTTTCCTCGGTAGCTCAGCGGTAGAGCAGCCGGCTGTTAACCGGCGGGTCGGCGGTTCGAATCCGTCCCGAGGAGCCAATCTAGCATGATTAGTGACAACTCCAAGAAGATATAGTATCTTACTATTATAAATAACATTGCAGTAATGTCTAAGGAAAACCTGCTATGTTAAAGTTATCATTATTATCTGAACAGGTTGAAGGTAAACTCAAGCATATAGATCATGCTGAGGATAGACCCATTCTTTATGGTAAAGAAGGGTTTGATCACACATATGCTGCACTTACTCAAGCGCATAATCATATTAAACATAAGAAGAATAACTCAAATCTAACTATGAAATACGATGGTTCTCCAGCAATCGTATTTGGTCACCATCCAGAAACTGGTAGTTTTTTTGTAGCATCTAAGTCTGCTTTCAATAAAAATCCTAAGATTAACTATACCGATCAGGATATTGAGCGGAACCATGGACATGCTCCTGGTCTCGTATCCAAACTAAAAGACGCATTGCATCATCTACCTAAAGTATCGCCAAGACATGGCGTTTATCAGGGCGATCTTATGTTCTCAGGCAATGATGTACAACGTAAAGTAGGTACTGCATCATTTACGCCAAATACCATTACATATACTGCAAAACGCTCCGAAGCCGAAAAGATTAAGAAGGCTAAACTAGGTATAGTTGTTCATCAGAAGTATAATGGCGCTACATTGGATAAGATGAAAGCTAATCCAATGGTAGACGACGAAAACTTCAATAAACATACAGATGTATGGTCTAGAACTGCAGAACATGATACTTCTAAGATAGATTATTCTCCAAGTAATCAAAAAGAATTCGTGAATCATCTTGCTGCAGCTAAGAAGATGAATGACACACATCAGGAGATGTATGGTGCAATCGCTCGACATGGTGGTCATGCGGGGCATCTACCAACATTTATCAATAATACAGTCCGCACCGGGGAAACTCCTTCTGTAGAAAGATTCCGTAAGCACGTGGCTACATATCATGCAAAAGCAGCTAGTAAACTAAAATCACAACGAGCTATTTTTGTCATGAAAGATCGGGCTCATGAACATGATAATCATATCGTAAGTAATAAAGAGCATTATAAGAATCTATTTGCTATGCATCATCATCTTCAAATGGCCAAGAACGTTCTAGTTAATAATCTAGAACAGCATGAGGGTGATCTTACACACAAAATTGCCGGTAAAGAATCTAAGCCAGAAGGTTTCGTAGTCAATCATGCGGGTGAACCAACTAAGTTGATAAATCGCGCTGAGTTTGCTAGACAAAATCTACTTAAGGTAAGGGGATAAACATGCTGTCCTTTAAAGCATACCTAGAATATATGGATGAAGAAATAGTTCCAGTCAAGGAAGCTGAATATCAGGGTAGAGAAGTTGAATTAAATAAGCCGATGCCGGGTGATGTTAAGAAAAGTAAGGTCTATGTAAAAGATCCTACTACTGATAATATCAAAAAGGTCAATTTTGGCGATAAGACTCTTTCTATCAAGAAGCACATTCCTGCAAGAAAGAAGTCATATTGCGCTAGATCCAGCGGACAGGGAAATCTAAACAATAAAACATCTGCTAATTATTGGTCTCGTAGAGCGTGGGATTGCTAAAATGACATCACATGTAACTGCATTCACTCGTATGAATCCACCTACTACTGGGCATATGAAGCTAATTAATAAGCTACACCAAGTTGCAGATAAACTAGGCACAACTCATTCACTTGCAGTATCTCATTCTCAAGATGCTAAAAGAAATCCACTGACGCCAGATCAAAAGATTAAGCATATCAAGAGATATTCTCCAGACACTAATGTAATTGCTTCATCTAAAGAAACTCCAAATATTCTAAATCATGCAACGAACCTATATAAAAAAGGTGTGACTGATCTTCATATAGTTGCTGGATCTGATCGCAAGGAAGAACTACATAAGCTACTAAATGATTATAATGATAAACAAAGTAAGCATGGTCATTATAAATTCAAATCAATAACTGTACACTCATCTGGCGAAAGAGATGCAGATTCAGAAGGTGCAGAAGGTATGTCTGCTACTAAAATGCGAGATCATGCAAGGAATAATAACTTTTCTGCATTTCGCAAGGGTGTGCCAAGTCACGTATCAGATAAAGATGCAAAAGACCTTATGAAAGATGTAATAAACGGACAAAAACTAAATGAGGAACTAGAAACGAAAGCTTTCAACGATTTATTTAATGAGGAACTTGAGAAACTTGAGGAACTAGAAACGAAAGCTTTCAACGATTTATTTGAACAAACTATCGATGAAGTAGAAGTACCTAATGCAATGGAGACTATTATGGATTACAATGCTGAATTCGAGAAACTAATTACAGAAGAAGTGTCTGTTCGTGATCTTGCGGGTATGGTCAATGATCTAGATGTAAAGGATCTAGATCCGCATCCCGATGATGCAGATGTTCTCCATGCAATTTCTCCAGAGCATTGTGAAGATGAAGAAGTTGAAATCGATGACGCACGTAAATCGGCAGCAGTAGAAGAGGGCCGCGTTCTGAGTGTTCAGCAAAGAATGGCTCTTTCTCAGCGTATGCGACGTAATGCGCACAGATATGCTATTCTTCGCAAGCTAAAGAATCAGCGTATGGCTCCTTCAGATAGACTTCGCTATCGTTCCCGTAAGGCCGCGATTATGGCTCTACGGAGAAAGTTTAGTGGCGATAAGGCGTACAGCGAACTATCAAGTCAACAACGTATAATGATTGACAAGTCACTCAATGCTAGATTTGGCAAAAATCTAGTCAATGTAGTTAATAAACTATCACAGAAACTTCTTCCGATGGTTAGAAAGAAGGAACTGGGTAGATTTACCCATATTAAACATGTTCAGGAACAAGATGTTTCTAAATTGGCATCAGACATATCTAAAATTCCAAATATTAATATTCCTGGGTATTCAGCTTCACTAAAATCGGCTAACACTGAACCTAAGCCGCTGCCGCTATACAATCGTACTCGTTATGGAGAAATCAGAAAACTATATATTGCAAAGGAAGATGTGACAAATTCACAAGTTGAGTCAAATAGAATCGTTCGTGGTCTAGAAAAGAAGTCTGTCCGCAGTGGCATAGATTTCAATACAATCCGTGAAGTATATCTTCGTGGTATTGAAGATTATAATAACAATCCAAGAGAAACATGTGAAGCCGATCAATGGGCATTTGCTCGCGTCAATAGCTTTATTGCTAATGGTGCTGCAGCAAAGCTAGATGAAGACCTAGCAAATGAAGTAGTTAGAGCAACTGATTATGAAATGAAAAAGGTTAAACTTTCAAATGATAAAGTTGTTTGGCGTAAAGTGAGGAAGGTAATAGATGAGGCAAAGTCTCCTCTAGATAAACTAAAGGACTTTGATAAGTCCCGCGTTGCTTCTGGTAAAAAACCCATCTTCAAGGAACAGGATGTAATGGTTAAAGAAGAAGGCGGTGCTGGCTATATGGGCACCGACGATCTTCGTAAAAAGTATACTAATGATACTCCAGGTCAAACTGACACAATCAACGTTGCTCATTATTCAGCACCCAAGCCATGGGAAATAGATAAACCTCATAATGAAGGTAAATCACCTAAGACATATCTAGATATTTGGAATACTCTTTCTGGTCGGCGCAAATTAATGGCTATTGACGAATTATCTCCTGCACAGAAAGCAATTGATAAAAACAAAAATGATAAGATTGATGGTAGCGACTTAGCGCATCTACGTAGCAAAAAGAAACAGCCACAAGGTGCATACTTTGCCGCACAAAGGCGCAAAGAAAGACTTGCATCTAATGAGCGCATGGATGAGAACATTGAATTGGATACTGCAAACGGACTCACTAAAGAAGAAGGAATTACAAAATGAACAACTACGAAGGATTCGGTCTGTCACATAAACTAATTGATGCAGTACGAGAGGCCATTAAAGCTGAATCTGGTGAATCAAAGAAGCAACCTAAATCAGCTAAAGTAGAAGCAAATAATTCGACAGTAAATCCAGTTAATGCAGCATTTGATGCCGAAGACACGAAGCGCACATCAGATGCCCGTGTTCTTACCACAACACAGGCCCGCAGTGTTATCCAGCGTATTAAAGATAAAGCTCGTATCGCGAATGCCGCGGCTAAGCCGAATAAATCTGGTGAGATTATGGTAGTCGGTAAGAAACCAGATCGAATTGAAGTTCGCCCAAAGCTTAATGAGGATGAAGTCAACGAAGAAAGAAAACGTACCTCAGCAGTAGCTTCTGCTTTCCTTGCAGGTAAGTCATCAAAACAAAAAGAACTTGCGACGAATGGCAATGAAATTACTTATCATGGCAATGTGATCGCTAAACATGTCGGCGATGAAGTGCATGTAACAACTGCTGGTTATGGCCATTCACCCTCAACTCGCGGACATATTAACGGCGTTCTTAGTAGACTTGGATCACCTAAGCTTCGTCAGAGCAAGGGTAATCTTATGCATGGAGATACTCAAGTAGGATCACGCGATTGGATCAAGGTTCCAAATACACGCATGACCCCTGTTAAAGAATCTCGTATCTCATCGGTGACCGGCGACGAAGCAGGTGATAGCAATATCATTATGCAGATGCGTAAAGTAATCAGTCTGAACGGCAGGTATAAGGTAAAATTTACTGATGGCAGCACATCAGATAAGATTACGCCTGCAACCGCTCGTACAGCAATCGCTAAACATAATGAGTATGCAAGTCCAGGTACCGCAGGACGCGACCGTCAGCGGTTTGTAATGCGACTCGGCAGAAACGAAAAGATGTTCACCGCTGCTATTAATGCAACCACACCAAAGGCAACTGCAGAAGCAACTTCGACAATGACCAAGGATCCAATTACTGGTAAAGTCCTATCTTGGTCAAGTGTCGGTGACTGGAAGAAGATTACTCAAAAAAAGAATCCAATCGGTAAGGTTACTAATCTAGTTGGTAAGGCACTAAAGACAGCAAAGTCACTAAACAAGGAAGAAGTTGAACTTGATGAAGCAAATCCAAAGGGAACTGTATGGAAATATAAAGATGCACGTGGTGTAGAACATATTGGACATATGGAGAAGGCCGTTGATAGGGGCGGCACCGATGTTTCCCATTATATGCGGGATCGTAAAACGAACGAACTAAGTATTGTTTCTGGTTCTCGCTCTAAGGAAATGAAGGTGCATAGAGAAGAAGTCGAACAAGCCGAACAAAATGAAGCCCGCATTGCCATGCCTTTGAGGGGGCACACTTATCACACAAAGTCTGATGCCGAACTTCGCTACATCCGCAAAGATGCTGGTGAAGCTGCTCGCGCTCAGAAGGGTATGTCTAGCGAGCCGAAATATTTAGATCAGGTTAATGATGCCGAAACTATACTGCATTATCGTAGCAAGGGCGGTAATCGTCTAACTAAACAGACTGAAGGCGCAGTGATGAGGGCAATGGAAGAAGTCGAACAGGCTGATGAAGGATTCAAGTCGGCTAAGATGGAAATCAACCGCATCAAAGCTGCCCGCGCCAGAAATGATGCCATCGCCGTAGCATTCAACAAAAAAGAGAAAGAAAAAGACACGAAAAAAGAGCTTCCAATGCGTAAGGAAGACGCAGTGATGAGGGCAATCAAGTCGATGAGGACAATGAAGGCAAAGGAATCGACAAGCTACTGATATATTATAAATAGAAAGATATTTTATTATGCCGAGTAGGATCCAATATCGGGTCTGAAACACGAAAATCAGGGAGAAAACAAATGGCACTTTGGGGTTTCAATAAAGATTCTACTAAGGTAGTTTCTGGAGCAAATACAGTAGCTGGTCTAGTTGCGGGTCAGCAGCCATTCGGTGGTCACACCGATGGTGCAGCTTCTTGGAAGCGCAACGTAATCGCAACTAATCTTGGTTGGGTTCGTCGTACAAACAAAACTACAGATAGTACCGCGCGGCAGCACGACGAAGTGCTTGTTGCGGCAAATCCAGGCACAACAAGCATGTCTGATGGATATGCAAACGTAGAGCATCTTGCTTTTCCAGACATTACTCAGATATACATTTCATCTAACTCAACTGGCGGTAACGCCCTAGTGAGAAGTGACACTGCAAACCTTTACATAGTATTCAACGAACCTATCCGTCATAAGGGCGGTAAAGGTTTTATGCGTGTCCGTATTGCTAATACAGTAACGGGCAATACACTTATTGCAACTGGTACGGCCAATACTGCAGCACCAACAAACATCATCAACGCAAACAATACACTAGTTCTACGATTTAAACCTGGAGTTGCTGGTACATATAAGGTAAATTCAAATACCATCGCATTCTCATCTGTATCTGGTGGAACATTTGCCGCAAATCTAGTGAGTCTGAACATTTCTACCAATGGCGCAGAAGCCGCAAATCTAGTCATTAGTGGTGCAGTATCTAACAACATGGGCGCATTTACTGTTCGTAGTGCCACTACCGGCGGCTAATATTATATAGAATTGGAGATTAAATATGGCAGATAAGAAAATAAGTCAACTTACGGTGCTGACAGCTACTGCAGCACCTGATCTGCTATTAGTTATTGACGATCGAAATGGAACACCTGTCTCGAAGAAGATAACTGTAAAAACATTCTTCGGGGCAGTTCCATCTAATACGGCATTTAATGCCCGCGTTACTCTGAATGCCAATACTACACTTAAGTGTAGCAATACAGTTGTCACAAGTAATGTCAATATAACTAGTAATGGATTACTGAAAGTAAATAATGCTATTATTACTATTCGTTCTACTCCAGGATCTAATAATGCACTTAGTGCCGGCTATAACGTTGGGCAAATATTCTATAGCAATACGCACTTATACATAGCAGTAAATAGAACTACACTCAAGAGGATTGCATTAAGCACATTCTAAATAAATGCTAAAATATGTATCTGATGAGAACTTTATATTATATGCGGCACAACATTATGAGAATTCAGGATTTTCTACTGAAAAGGATTTTTATGAAGACTTGAATCGTATAAAGTATATTCATAAAATGTTTAGACGATATGAGAAAGATAAAATATTAAACGAAAGATTAATATTAAATCATCTTATACTTCTTTATAATGTATTTGAGCGCGATGCGATGACGAGAATGTTAGTGATTAGATTGAAAGATTTACTTCATATACTTAAACCCTTTCTTATACTATTAAATTATTGGCCAAATAATATTACTAATGTGGGTGGACCAGATATGAATATTATTGGAAGCAATGTGACAATGGACACAACGATAGTTGATATACTTAGGAAAATTTAATGTCATCATCATTAGTTGATATATTCTTAATTTATCAGTTTCTTCGAAGGCTAGTGACGCCTTGGAAAGAAACCCCCGCATTTAAACTGGGATTGATAGACGACAGAGGCAAAAAACTTCATAAGGCCCAGACTCCTGAAGAAAAGCGAGCAATGGGGTATTTCGATCGCCTTGTATATAATCTTAAAAGACTACTTCAACTAGTTCCTGGTGGCGGCAGCAAGCTTGGTACATATGCCGCAGCTTTGCTGCTTGTGCGCGAACAAGATAATAAGCTAGTAAACGACTCTAAGTATCTAGAAGAGCAATATACAAATGTCCTTAAACATGTCGATCTAGAGCAGTTTGAGAATCTCCAGAAACTTATTGAAGATATCGGTGCTCCTGCAAATGCAACTGGTGCTGAAGTAGCTGGTACAGGTGACGATTTGGTTCATTGGAAAAAAAGAAAAACATTCAACGATATCGTTCGTCGAAAACTTCCCAAGAACAAACAATAATCGGTATAAACTTATGGGCAGTCTTGCAATTAAACTTGTGATTCTTATGGGCATATTATCCTCAATTGGCGGCGGCATAATGTATATCAAGCTGCTTCAAGCACGGATCGATCTTGCTGTAGAAAATCAAGCCAAGCTTCAAAATGTAGTCGATCAGCAAAAGCAAGTAATGGATCTACAGAATGCAGATAATAATAAAATGCGTGAGCTAGCCGATCAGTTAAATAAGAATTTTCAACAGACTCAAGCTGAAAAGTCTGCTCTTCAAAAAAAGTTTAATCAGACCGCTAATGGTAATACAAGAGATTTTGGTAATATTGCATTACAAAAGCCCGGACTAGTAGAACCTATTATCAATGCAGCCACACAGTATAGTCTTCGCTGTAATGAAATTGTTAGTGGGGCTGTAGTAAAAGCTGAAGATAAATCAAATAATATATGCCCAGATATAATCAAATTGAGAATGCCATGATTAATCGCATTCTATTAACAGTATTATTACTAGTATTCTTGACGGGATGCAGTAGCAATCCTCTTGTTAGAATTGTAGAAAAGCCTATATATGTAAATCGCGCAGCACCTATCCTTCCAATCGTTCAACCTATTGAACAACAACCGATTCATTGGATTATTATAACTGAAGATAATCTAGATGATGTGCTTAAGAAGATGGAAACAGAAAATAAGCGCGTAGTATTTTTTGCTATGACACCAGAAGACTACGAAATATTAACGATGAATGCAGCAGAAGTTCGGCGCTATATTCAACAACAGAATGCTGTACTGTCTGCATATAAGGAATACGCAGATATGCCACCAATTCCTACACAAGAACAAGAGAAACCTGTGACCAAACCATTCTGGAAGGTGTGGTAATATGTCAGATGTAAAGATAGATGTAGAAGTTCTTAAGAATGAAGTAGATAATCATATTGATATATTAACTCGTCTTAATTCGAGTATTGAAAAGATCGTTGATGTAACCAATAGTATCGGTAAGATGCTTGCGGTTCATGAGAGTCGGCTAGGAGTCCAAGAAGAAATTACGCGCCAGACACTAAACATAATTGAAGAACGCCGGATAGAGACTCAAAGCAAGATCAGTTCTCTAGCAACGTCAATAGAAAATAAACTTGAGAAAATTACGAATACTATTGATCAGCTTACTAAATGGAAGTATTTTGTAGTTGGTGGAGCCGCCGTTGTAGGATTTATTGTAGCTAAGATGCCAATCCTTAATAATTTATTTACTCTTGGAATTAAATAAAATTTAATAAAAAAACCTATATATATCAATCAGTTCTTTTAATATTGACAATTCAGATATATGCAGATATAGTATGCATTATACTAGTACTGGCTGCTGCCAACGCAAGTACTATATTATAACAAATACCCCCAAATATTTAACTTGACATAGCGCATTCTGTATGTCATAATGCAGTTATGAGTTTATTTGTAGATATAAAATATGTCAGTCTAGTCTCTATTCGACTTGAGAAGTTCAAAAAGAAGAGTGATAAGTTATTTGTATTTCGCTGCCCATACTGTGGTGATTCCAAGAAAGATAAGAATAAGACAAGAGGATATCTCTATATCAATAAGGATCATATCTCATATAAGTGCCATAACTGCGCTGTCTCTACATCTCTAAGTAATTTCCTAAATCACATCGATACATCTCTAGGTGGTGCATATAAACTAGAGAAGTTCATGAACAATGTGACACTCTTAGATAAGATAGTAGTTAAGGTTGAGCCACCAAAGCCTATAACTAATCCACTCATAGACTGTGGATTGATTTCCTTAGATAAGATGGATACAGACCATCGTGTAGTTCAATATGCCAATAGCCGCAAACTGCCTAGTGAACGGTTCGGTGATCTATACTATGCTAAGGACATGCGACAATTAGAAAAGCTCAATAAGTTATATGAGGGCAGAATTTTAGCAGAAGAACGTCTGGTTATTCCTTATTACGACAGACAAGGAAATCTTTCAGGTGTAACTGGGCGGGCGCTGAGTAGCAATAAACTGCGATATATTAATATTCGTCTTACAGATTATCCTATGATATATGGTATGAAATATCTAGATCAATCTAAGCCCATATATGTGCTTGAGGGTGCTGTAGACAGTATGTTTGTATATAACAGTATTGGTGTGGGTGGATCTGATCTCAAACGAGCAGTTAACATATTTCCAAAAGAACAACTTATCTTAGTATTTGATAATGAGCCTAGAAATAAAGTAATAGTAGATATCATGCAGCGCATGATTCACTATGACTATAAGATAGTGATTTGGCCAAATAGTTGGAAGTATAAAGATATTAACGAAGCTATTATGAATGGAGTCTCAAAGCAAGAGATTTCTTCTATACTATATAAAAATGCACATAAAAAATTGTCGCTAAAACTTGCTATTCGGGATTGGAAAAAATGTTAGATAGTGTTAAAATTATTGCTGTAACTAAACCTGTTGATGATATCGGTATAGATGAGTTTGTTGCTTATGTTGCGCGGGTTTCTAATCCACAAAATCAAACCAACCATGAAACTGCGCCGAAGCTTCTGAAGTATCTTCAGAAGCACAATCACTGGTCGCCGTTTGAGATGGTAAATATCGTAATGGAAATCAATACGACACGAGATATCGCTCGGCAGATTTTACGACATCGATCATTCGTTTTTCAAGAGTTTAGCCAGCGTTATGCCGATCCGACACAATTTGGATTTGTTACCCGCGAAGCTAGAGCGCAAGATACTACGAATCGTCAGAATAGTATTGAAATAGATGATGTATCTTTACAAACACAGTGGAATATGCTACAACAGGAACTCACTCGGTCTGTCGAACATACATATGACTGGGCTATTAGTCAC